AAGGACACTGCTCGGGCCATGCCACCTCACCGCGCCGGCCCTGACACGTTTGTCACCGCCCATCTGCTCGATCGCCTGCTGCTGGTCGAGGGTGTCGAAGAGCTTATCCGCCTGACCACAGCGCCAGTCCTGCTGCGAGACGTCACCTTCGGCAAGCATAGGGGCGACAAATGGGCAAACCTGCCGTGGGACTACCTGAACTGGGTTGCCCACAAATCTGACCTCGGCGCTGACGAGAAGCATACCGCGCGCCATTACCTGGGAGCGCGATAATGAACCAACTCGCAGAACGCACCGAACGCCTTCCGATGGATTCGGTCGGCATGTCCACCGGCTCGACCGGCGCGAAGATCGCCCCGCAGAACCTGGCCGAGGTCGTTAAGTTCGCCGAGGTGATGTGCCGAGCCGATATCGCTCTTCCGAAGCACCTGCGCGGGAACGCCGGCGCATGCATGGCCGTATCCCTGCAGGCCCTCGACTGGCAGATGAACCCTTTTGCGGTTGCTTCCAAGTCCTATCAGGTGAACGGCATGATCGCCTACGAGGCGCAGCTCATCATTGCCGTCATTAACACGCGGTCTGGGATTGAGGGGCGGCTTGAATACCGTTTCGAGGGTGAAGGCGCTGACAAGGTATGTATCGCTTCTGGCAAGCTGGATGGAAAGGTTCTGGAAGTCCGATCGCCGAAGTTCAAGGATATAACCCCGAAGAACTCGCCCTTGTGGAAGTCCGATCCAGATCAGCAGCATTGCTACTACACTGGCCGCGCATGGGGACGCCGGCACACCCCGGAAGTTATCCTTGGGGTGTATGACCGAGACGAGGCCGAGCAGTTCCAAGGCCCCGACAACGCCCGTGATATCACTCCGCAGCCGACCGTCATGCAGCGCTTGCGCCAGAACGCCACCCAGCAGCCCACCGGCGATCGTGAAGGCTTTGACAGTTCGTTCGTCCACTCGGAGACTGAACAGACGCTGACGGGCTTGGATGGCGAAATACTCAATGATGAAACCGAATCCGACGCACCGCCCCCGCCGTCGGATACGTCAGACGAGCCTCCTCCGCCGTCTGACGAGGAGACCGGACCCGCCCCGGTCTCCTCCACCTCTTCCGATACTTCTGCCGCCGCTGGAGTATCGGACAGTGCCGGAGATCCTAACCCGCCGTCGGAATCGCCGGCACCTGAGACAGAGAACGGTCTGCTCATCCAGTTCGCCCGAGACGTGCTGCCGATGGCTGCCGATACCGAAACCTCTGGCGCAGCGCTGAAGGCGATCGAGAACGAATGGGCACCGCGGATCAAGGCGATGTCTCCTGAAGGACAAGCCAAGGCCAACAGCATCTCGAAGTCCATGCGGGCGATCTTCAACGGGAACACGAGCCTGGATAGCGCGCTGGATTATTACGCAGAGGCGCTCGGATGCTCGATCTATGATTTGGGAGCCGACGCAAATGGCTGAGAATTCTGCAATTTCGTGGACGCGCCACACTTGGAACCCGGTGATAGGCTGCACCAAGGTCAGCCCCGCGTGCGACGGGTGTTATGCGGAAGCGATGATGGATCACCGATATCATCGTGTGCAGTGGGGGAAGCCTGGACAAAAGGGGACGCTCTCCAGGACAGGCGCCAGCACGTGGAATGATCCTTTAAGGTGGCAGCGCCAAGCCGAAAAGGACGGTGATCGTCCATTTGTCTTCTGCTGTTCTCTCGCTGACGTCTTTGACAATCAGTGGGATCCGCAATGGCGCGCCGACGCCTTTGAGGTAATGCGCAAGACGCCGCGCCTTGTTTACCTGCTGCTGACCAAGCGCCCTCAGAACATCATCAAGCTTGCAACCGAGGCTGGCGGCTTGCCGAGCAACGCGGCGATCGGAACGACCATCGAGGATCAGAAGCGGGCCGATACCAACATTCCGGCATTGCTGCGTGCGAAGCACGAGACGAATCCGCTCTTCGCCTTCCTTTCCTGCGAACCACTTGTGGGTGAGATCGATCTCGAATGGCCGAATAGCGTCTGGCCTGGCGGACCGCCGATGTGCTGCAACGGTTATATGTGCGGGTGCCGTGGCATGCCGACCGATCCTCCATTGATCTACGGCATCGACTGGGTAATCACCGGAGGAGAAACCGACCAGGGCGGGCATAAGGCGCGCCCCACTCATCCGGACTGGTTTCGTAAGCTGCGTGATCAGTGCGCTGCGTGGTCGGTGCCATTCCACCATAAGCAGAACGGCGAGTGGGTGTCGGTCTCGGAGGTCGCCGGTCCTGGAGATCATTTCAAGTTCGAAGACGGCGCAACGGTTCGCCGGATCGGAAAGAAGCTATCCGGGCGCACGATCGACGGCGTCACCCACGACGCATTCCCGGAGGTGTGACATGGGTCGAGAAGATTTCGAAGGCCTCGTCCCTCCTGCCATGCGTATCAGGCGCACGAAGATGCAGGAGGAGGCCAACCAGCTTGATCTTGAGGTGTTCCGGCTCATTGGCAAGCTGGAGGCCTTTGGCGTCCTCCATCGACTGAACGACGTCATCGACATGTCAAAGACCGTCGGCGCGCTGCGGTGGCGTGTTCGTCAACACATGCACAAGGCTGATCGGGAGAAGACATCATGACAACCTCCGCCGAATTCGCCCAGTGGCTCTCATCCGTCCGCAATGTCGGAACGTCGATGGCCAACACGCTCTACAATCTCCGGCAAGATCCGAAGATGTCGGCCGCGGATGCAAAGGTCATCAAAGAGATGATCGACGCGTGGGACGCGATACCGCAGTCCCCACCGCCCTCGTCACAATCGATGGGCGTCACCCTGACTGCTGAGACCGTTATCGCGATGCGTGACGCCTTGATCCGCAATGATGTCTCGGAGGCCTATCACCAGCTCTACCAAGCCGTCGATCCGACCTTTTGCCGATATGAGCCTTGGGTTGATACCGAAGCGCAGCTGCGGCCCGCTCCCGCCGATCATCCGGTGGTGGGTGGCCAGATGCGCCGTATTGCCGAGTTGGAAGCAGAGCTTGAGGATGCGCGCCTTGAGATCGAAGGAGCGCGCCGCCGGAAGGTCACTGTAGGCAATCCATCGCGCGAGAGGTGCGAGCGCCTAGAAGCCGCGATACGGCCGATCAATGACGAAGCGGCGGAACTCGTGGGGCTTGTACCGTTTTTCATTGAGCAGGCCGCGACCTGGCGGGGGATTGCCGCCGCCATGGGCTATGAACCGCTTGCCCACAAAGAGGTTCGCCCGAAAGGCCAATGGCTCAACGAGCGCGTTGCCATGTTCAGGGCGAAGGTCATTGAGGAAGGCCAGCCCACTCCCGCAGATAATGTGCGGGCGGATGCCTGGATCGACGTCAACGAGCGTCTTCCGGGCGAGCAGGGCCACGACAGCGAAGACGTGTCCGTATTTCTCAATGGCCATTGTGGCCTTCTCGATCGTGAAAAGCGTAATGGCGGCGGCTGGGGCTACCGCACCGGCTTCTACGACGCGGCGAAGCAGTGCTTCCGCGTTCACGGCCAGTTAGATCGGTTCGTTACACACTGGCAACCGCTTCCCGCTCCGCCCGCCACCGCAACTCCGGAGACGAAGCCATGAGCGAGCACACCGTACGTTACGATTTCTGCCAGCTAACCTATTGGAACAACCACTCGATGGCGAAGGATGGCGAGGGTTGGACCGAATGCAAGGTTACGCCGCTCGGCGCCTATACCTACGGCGAGCAGACCTTCGTTAACACCGAGCAGGATATCTACCGACGCGATGCGCTGATCGCCTTCCTTGAAAAGGCCTATGAGCTTGGCCGAGCGGCTGCGAAGCGCGAGATCCGTGAAGTTCTCGGTGTGAAGGACCCACGCCTATGACGGACAAACTCTCGAAATGCCCCGCCTGTGGTGGCCTCGGATACTTCCGCTGCGACTGCTGGCCGGGAGACTGCATCTGCGGCCAGGACGAAGACACATGCTTCGAATGCGAAGGTGAAGGGCTGATTGACCCGACATACGACGACGATTTCGGAGTGCCTTTCGAGGATGATGTCCCAGCACCGCCCTCGCAGGGGGAGGATGCCGATGGCTAGATCAGTCCCCGAGTGGATCGGCAAGCACGATGACCAGAAGGTTCCGGACCGTGTGCGTATGCGCATTTTCGACCGGGAGAATGGCGTTTGCCACCTGACAGGCCGCAAGATAGATCCGGTCAGCGATGCCTGGGACCTCGATCATCGGGTTTCGCTCATCCTTGGCGGAGAGCACCGCGAGAGCAATCTCTTCCCCGCCCTGAAGGAGCCGCACAGGAAAAAGACTGCAGCAGAGGTTGCCGTAAAATCGAAGATCGCCCGTACCCGGAAGAAGCATCTCGGCATCAAGCCAGACAAGGCCGGCGGCTTCAACAAGAGATTCCGGCGCAAAATGAATGGCGACGTCGTCGACACGCGCACTGGTGAGGTAATCAGCAGGTGACCGCGCGAGAACGAAAGGTGAATTAATGACCGATCACCTGCCCTACATCTACCGGTGGGATCGCCAAGGTCGGAAGGGCCAGCCGTGCGAGGTGCGCGCTCGCGGAACCATGAATAGCTGCGAGGTCCGCTTCGCCGACGGCTATACGATGATCACCAGCCGGAATGCCCTAAAGCGTGCACCTGTGGATAAGTTCTGTGGAGATCGGGGATGAAAAAGCCCGCCTGCCTCGCTTATGGCGTTGCGCCCCGGCTTATCCCGGTCGAAGCGGCAGCCGCTTATTGCAGCATGACCATTGAGGAATTTGAAGATTTCTATTCAGGACGAGCAATCAAGTCCCGATCCGGGAAAACTCTCTACGATATTCGCCTGATTGACACATGGCTTGATCAGCGCGTCAGCATGTCAAAAGGTGCCACCGACCCGAAAACCTTGCTGAAAGGGCTAGGAGTTGGCGCGACCAAGAGTAAGACGGCGCATGTGGTGTGACGGGATCAAGGGGATCAAGTCGTATCAGATCGGCGACGTCTGGTATCATTACGATCGGAAGAGCGGGAAGAAGATCGAGGCCCAAAGGGGCACGCCTGCCTTCAAAAAAGAAGTCGAGCGACTTCGAGGCAAGCCGAAAGCAGATGACTTCTACGGCACCATAGACGGTGCCATTCTGCTTTACGATCAGGATGACAGATGGAAATTCCTGCGCGAGAGCACCAAGGCGGATTACCGGAAGGTGCTGACCTGGCTGGAGACGGTTGGCTCTACGGCGCTTATCGACGTGACAAAGCCGTTTGCTGTCGAGCTGCGTAATCGCACATCAGAGGAAAAGGGATATCGGTTCGCCAACAAGACGTTGACGATCCTGAAGCTGTTAATGGATTGCGCGGAAGAGGCAGGCTGGATTTCTGAGCATCGCATCAAGGGCATCCCCTACGCAAAACGCCCACAAGAGCTCCCACAGCGCAACAAGCCGTGGACGGCTGATGAGTGCCGCCACATGCTCGCTAACGCCTCAGCGACTGTCCTGGTGCCTTTGGCGCTATGCATCTACCTCGGCTTCCGAATAGGGGACGCGCTCACGATCAGCTCCAAGGATTATGACGGCCGATCGATCCGCAAGGAGACCAACAAGCGTGGCGTCTTCGTATCGATCCCCGTACCGGCTCCGCTGAAAAGGATTTTGGACAATCGCCCTCGTGGTGATTCGGTAACGCTCGCCTTGAAGGCGGACGGCACGCCATGGGCTTACGGAGGCTATCACCAGCGGTTCAACGAACTGCGCGCCAAGCTTTCGACCGCCACCAAAGACAGGCCGATTCTCGTCCGCAGCGATATAACCCTTCACGGATGCCGCCATACGGTAGCGACGATCCTCCGCGATGCGGGCTACAGCACGGAACAGGTGGCGCAATATCTCGGCCAGGAAGATGAAACGATGCCATTGCTGTACGGCAAGAGCGCAGAATTGAATGCCGTAACGGGGCCAATGGCGGAAATTATCGCCCTGAAAGTCGGCGCGTCTTAGACAGTTTCCGAAAATCTGTCTAAACGACAAAACATAAGTGGTTGAAAAGATTGGAGGCCTCGCCCGGAATTGAACCGGGGTACAAGGATTTGCAGTCGCCTCTTGGTTATTGAAAAGCCTGCATCAAATTGTCTAAAAGGCTGACCCGTCGCGCACAGGATCGTTAGTTTTTTCCTGTCATTGTCTAAGCGTTCTTGGGCTGTTCTCTACCCTCGACCGAGGCCGCGCGTCATGACCCCCTTGAACGAAATCCCCCTGCTCAACAACATAGTGGTGCACTGGCGGCTCATCGACGATGCATGGGAGATCGCCGCCTACCGCACATCAGGCGGCGGGGGAATGCTGAATTCTATAACGGGAGAGCCCATACGAAGGACATCGCAGGGAGGGCCGGGAACGGAAGAGTTCGGCCAGGCGCTGGGGATGGTCGTGATGATCGCCTGCACCAGGATACAGAGCGACAGGATTAACGGATCGAGGCGCTAGGCTGTGGAACGTCACGAGGAAGTCAGGAACGCCGTCGCTGATCTAATCAGAGAGCTAGGCAAGCAGGTCGGCGAGGAGTTCAGCATGTACGCGATCGGGGTGCCCCTCATCGAGAAGGGCTTCGATCAGGACGAGGTGGCGGGAGCCATCGAACAGCTGGTGCGCGATAAAGTCGTCGAGATCGTAAAGGGCACCAACGGCCTGCGGCTTTTGCGGCCGCTTTAAACGAATCGGAGGGGGAGAGGATGTTTCGCCGTTACGAGCCGCACTTCTGGATCATGGTGGCTCTGCTGGTGGGGTACGGCTTATATGGGCTGGGGAAACTGATCGCGGGAATGTTCGGCTAGGTCAGAAATGTCGTGATGCTGATCCCCGAGATCAGGCCGGCGATAAAGAGCGCGATACCGAACCGCAGCAGGCTCGCATTCGCCACCCGGCCATTGTCGACGTCGGGCGCCATGGAGACCAGCGCAGCCGAGATCATCAGCATCCAGGAGATGAATGGCGAGACCGGCGAGTTTACCATGTCGTCAGGCCGACCGTAGATGTCGAGCGCGATAGCCCAGATCCTCTGGCCGAACAGAATGACGAAGGTCATGTAAACGCCGACGATCAGGAAGTGGTAGCCCTGCCGACCGTCTCGGAGCGCATAGAAGGCGTCTCTGGTATAACGGACCAGGACCGCGAAGACCGCTCCCAATGCAAGGCTATAGGAGACCTTCGTAAGCTGATCGGGCTCGAGTAAGCTGTAGAGACCCCAGAACGATAAAACAGCACCCAAGACACCCCACGCCGCAAGGCTCTTTTTGAACCGCCTCATCTGCCCTGCCCTTCTCTCATGCTTTTTATGGCCTGCTCTGCAATCTCTTGCACTCTGTGCCGCCTGCGTTCGAACGTGATGGTGGCTTGCGCCAATTCCGCCCGTAGCTCTCGATGCTCTTGTTCGATCTGCTTGATCTGATCGTCCTTCGGCCTTCTGCTCAACCAGGCGGGCAGCGTCATCCCATCCTCCTGTCGATGTTGCGCATCAGCAGCGGAAGAACCGTATCCATTGTTTGCGTCAGCTTCTGAACCAGAGGGAGGATTGTCTTGAGCGTCTCGACATTGGCCGCCTGCGCTTCCTTGAGTTGCTCGTCGAACTCTTCGCGGTCCTTCGACCGCCCCCGGCGCTCGTAGATGTAGAGGCCGGTCATGATGAGGGCGAGGACACCGATCGGCCCCTGAGAGATGAGATATGTGCCGAGCTCGCTGCCCACTTGTTCCATGCTATGCCACCTGTCCCGCCGCCATGCCTTCACCGCTTGGTGCTGACCCCCGAATTGTAATCGTCCTCGTATGCCTTGCAGTCGTCAGCCAGCCGGTCGCGATTGTCTGCGGCAATTTCCCAGCGCTGGCGGAACACCACCCACGGCTCGTTTCTGAGCTTCACCCGCTCCATGTGCATCGTGCAGGCATCAGGAAGCACGAGACGCGGCCTGGCAGCCATAGCCTGCCCTTTGACCTCAGCCGCCTTCTCCGCGCGCTGTTCGAGCGTCTGACAGCCCTTGGCGCTCATCAACAGGAGAGCGACAGGCAAGAGAATCAGTGCGCGCCTATCCATCTGCGGTCCTCCTCGTTCGGCCGGGAGAGCTTGTCGTTCAGCTTCGCCTCGGCTTCCAGCGTCTCTAATCGAGCGTCTGCCGCCTGTTTCGCCCGCAGCGTTTCGTCAGCACGCGTTCTGGCGTTGGCGGCTGCTCGGTTCGCCTCAGACAACATGCGCTCTGTCGCGGCTAACTGAGCCGAAAGCGCGTCCCGTTCGAACGTCGTCACCATATCGGCTGTCGCCAGCTTCACTTGCTGGGCCGCATAGGTGTGGACGCGGCCGGCGGCGAGATCGCCGATTATCGGGATGTTCGGCAGGAAGGGGATCCGGGAAGCTCCGGGAATGCCTTCCTCATAAAGAAGCAGTCCGATGACGAGGACGCCGCCGATACCGATGAGACGCGCGATAGCGCCAAGGATTGCAAGCATCAGCGGCTCCCGGTGTCATTGGTGTTGAAGGGACGAGACGGCGGATCGTAGGGCTCGACAAGCGGCTCGCCGTCTACCGCTACCGGCGGCGAGGCATACGGAAGCCCCGTGCGGGTCGCGAGGATCGCGGCAATATCCTGGGCCGTCGCAAAACCGGTATAGAAAAACGCCAGCGAGATAATGAGAACGATCCAGCCCCACGCGATCGTCTGGTTGACGACGGTGTCAGGCGCGTTCTCCATGACCATCAGCCGCCAGCAGGCGAAGACGATCAATGGGAAGATGACCGCACGCCGCCATTGCCAGCCAGGCTCGCCGCTGCGCTTCGCCTCTCTCGGCTTCGGCATCAGGCCGCATCCTGCAGGGCGTCATAGAAGCGCTTGGCATAGCCGGCGATATCGTTGGCGCGATCGAGGCCGTTGATAATTTTGCGGGCGTTCACCCAGTCCGAGCTTTTCGGCGTGAAGTAATCCCCCAGCTTCTTGCCGGTGAAGAGCCCGCGCGCCATGCCTTCGAACATGATCCGGACGGCAACGTCATCCTGCATCGCCGCGTCTGGATTAACGACCAAGTCGACGCCGACGAGCTTGCTGAAGGTGGTGTAGTTTCGCCGGCCTGTCAGCTGGACGAGACCCCTGCCCGCAAACCTGACGCCATCGCCGGTCTGAGTGTTGCCGAGATCGGCGGCCACCTTCGGCCTCTGGCCTTTCGGGTCGTACATGCGGAAGAAATAATCCGTGCCGCCACGCTCGTGGATCGGCTGCATGGTCTGCCCGGTTTCGTGGAAGGCCGTTGCCAGCATGTAAGCCAGCCAGCGAGGATCGATGAAAGCCTTTCCGGCCTCGTCCAGCACTGCCTCCATGCCATTGACTTGCGACTGCGAGAGCGACCCGCCGAACAACGACGAGCGAACGCCCGCATAAAAATGCGCACGATTCATTGGTGATGTCTCCGATGTTGAAAGAAAGGCACGCCGATGCGCGCCAGTGGTGCGGTGAGCGTCTATTTGCTAATGGCGTCTGCAAATCCGACAAATGGAGCAGATATGAAGATCGATGCCCGGGTGACAACAGTCGACTTTGCTCGCGGGCTTATGGCGTGCGCCGTAATGATCTACCATCTACTCTACTGGGAAGGCATCGCAGACATCGAGCGTATAGGGTTCTATGCGGTCTACGGTTTTTTCGTTATCAGCGGGTTTTCACTGCACATTGCCTATACTGGCAAGCTCGGTAATTCCGCTCAATTGTGCAAGTTCGCAATTCGCCGGTATGCCCGGATCGCGCCTTTGTTTTATACAGCGCTATTTTTTTACTTGCTTCAAAACGGACTCCCTGACCGGTGGCCGCTCCTGCTTCTGGCAAACTTCTCACTGGGGTTGGGTTTTATGAACCCCGGCGACACATCTATTCTAGTTGGGGGATGGTCTATCGGTGTGGAGATAGTCTTTTATGTCTTCTTCCCGTTGGCCCTAATGTTGGCTGCGCAATCTGTTCGGCGAATAACTGCAATTGCGGCAGTGGCACTGGTAGCCCAGATAATCTTCGTGAATTACGTCCTCGCCGGCCTGAACAGCACAGGAGAAGGATGGGTGCGATATACCCAACCAGTATCCTTCGCTGGATATTTCGTGATGGGCATGTTTTTTGCAGAGCTTTATAGAGCACGACCGTACATGAAGGGTGCGCCCGTCATGCCGAAGCTAGCATTATACTGCCTCGTCCCTTTCGTTGTGATCCCGGCTTCTGAGCCATTGGATCTTCTGCGAGGATGGCGAGGCCTTATTCTGGCGGCATCAACAATTGGCCTCGTCGGCGCCGCGGCGTTTATTGAAGAGCCAACGGGTCGCTTGCGCCAAGTCGCAAAGAAGTTAGGAGACCTCTCCTATTCGATCTACCTACTTCACCCGCTCGTGTTCATTTTTATTCGCGATCACGGTGTCCCGACCTCAACAGTCAGGATAGTCGCGACAATTGTGGTCTCTCTAATCGCAGCTAATCTTCTACACCGGTTCATCGAGATGCCGTGCCGTAATTTGGGGCGGCGGATCACCTCGGGATGAGGGATGCCAGGTTGTCGGCAAAGCCTTCTTCGAAGAAGTGCCCACTCACGCCATCAGGAACAGCCGGAAACTGGCGCGCCTGAACAAGGGTGGCGAGAGCTTCCGGGGATCGCACCAGCACGACGCCTTCGCTGCCTAGGACGTCAATCACAGATTCATGTGTTTCCAGCGCTAGAATGCCTGTGGGTGTCCCAATGCCGAGGGACTCGTAGTGACACGTCGAGGAGATGCTCAGATGCATGTCAGAGAGTGCGATCAACTGGTGGGTCCCAACTTCCGACTGGCCAGAGACAATGTTGATGCGTCGGTCGTCACCGAATTTTTCCCGATAGAAGCTTTCATCTCCATTGTAGGCAGGATGCATCTTGAGGTTCAACTTTACGTCAGGGCCACATTTTTGAAGGAAGCCGGCAAGAAATTCCCCCAGCTCTTCCATCGCAACGCCCTGCGCGGTAATTGTGAGGACAGGTGAGCCACCTGGCTTCCATTCCCGTTCCCTGATACGTCGAGCATTATCGATGTAGGACGCACCAACGCACGCAATACGACCCTCTTTTTCGAGGAGCGTTCCGGACAGCGAAGCCTTAGAATGTTCGCCGTAAACCGCGAAAGTAGACGGGGCAAGCAAACCCATCCTCAGGTCTGGAGCGATGTCGTCCGGCAGGATGTTGGGGTGGATATTAGTGCAGACCCCATGCTGCACCTCGACAAATGGGATGCCCAACTGATCCGACGCATGCATCAAAGCGAACGCGCCGCTGTCGGCAGCGAGAACCGCTTTTGGTTTAATCCTCTTCAGCAACGCCTTATAGAGCCGCGTTCGCCACCAGAAGACATTAAACACTCTGGAAACACGCGCGGCATGGAATGCTACGAGACCCGTTTCCGATTGGAGTACACTGGCGATCCGTTCGAAGGCTGGGTGGCGACGATAGCGCGGAGCGACACGCCCTAGTATCGCACTCAAGGCGATGATGGATGTATCATCAAACACCGGCGGAACCTTAGCCATAGCGCGAATGTCATCATAACCAGGTACGTCCGACGACGATATTTTCGCGCCCGCATCCATGCGATCGAGAATGTCATCGAAATAAATATCTCGGTATTTGTCGCCATCAAAAACGCGGAGCGCTGAGTCGAAAGTTTTGCAGACATACGCGGCCGGACGGATGCCTCTGACTACCTGAAAAGCCCCGGTTCGCAGGCTCTTCAGAATGCTCGATCTCCCCACATTTTGACGCCGAGGAGCAAGGTTTTGTAGCCCTAACGAGACCTCGAAACGCACCAACTGCCAGGGGTTAACTCCGTCGACACGCAACCCGAGCAACCCATTCCGAGTCTCAACATCACGCACAAGGCGGGAGACCTCTGCCTCTGTCATTCGTTTGTGATCAAGCATGCGCCACCGGAAGTCGTTCATGTGTATTGTCTGCGCAGGAGGTGGACATGTTCTTTCACAAGTTGTAGGTGAGATGGGCTATCTAACCTGTCTAAGTGGAAACTTCTAGCGGCAACTGCAGAAACATGATTTTTCGTCTGATAGTCGCGGCAGCGTTGTTCTTTCCAGTTGTCGGATCGTTCCTATTAGAGCTCGGGGTCTGGGGGCAAGGAATTAATCAGTTCGGCAATCCGAACGGTGCAACATTAGCCATGATAGCTTTTGTCGCAATGTTCTTGGCGGTTATCGCATGGCTTGAGCGAACGAAGCTGTTGAGCCAGCTTGGAGCAGGCCGCGCAGTTTCAGCAGATTTAGATCTAACCCCTGTTCGCTGTGCGGTGCTTCTCGTCCCGATGGCCGGATACGTGCTGTTCGTGATCGGAGGCATTCATACGATACTGGATGGCGTGGGAGCTGGCAAATTCCGGGCCGAGCTCGGCAATGGCGGCGCGCTCGGATATTTGATCCTGAAGTTCTATGCCCCCGCGCTGTTCAGCGTGACCGCATTGTGCATGGCGACCACACGCCGCTTGTCACTGTTTTCAGTCGCAAGCCTAGTGCTTTTGGCCGTCATATCCATCTCTTTTGGTTACAAGAGCGCGATTATAATGGCGCTGCTCCCCACGGCAGTCCTGCTGTTTTGGAACTGCCGCTTGCGATCTGTCCTCTATTTGGGCGGAGCAGTGACAGTAGCAATTGTCGTCTCTTATTGGTTTATGAAGCCCGACGACCAGGTGAAGATCCCGCTTCTGGCTGCCATTGGGTACCGCGCATTTGTCCTGAACGCGGAAGGCGCCTGGAAAATATGGGATATCTACAGCAGTGGCGGAGATCTCCCGAGCTACCTAAACACTCTGCCAGCAGTTTTCGGTGACCGCGTATACTCGGCCCTGACGGGCATCACGCGATCCGATCCAGAAGCCTGGGTCATGTCGCATTTCAGTTTGATGGCAACGCACCTTTCTGGCTACAAGCCCGAATATCTCCTTGCAACGGGACACAACAACAGCGCGGGCGTGATGGCGGAAGGTATCATTGCCGGCGGGGTCGCCGGGATGTTGGCGTTTGCAGCTGTTGCCGCAGTGATCACGAACGCCCTCTACCACTTTATCGAGAACCGGCTGGAAGCTCAGGATTTCGCAGCAGCGTCGGTAGCGGCGTGCTATTTCGTCTACAGCCTGATCGCATGGATGATCGGCGGAGGCGTTGTCGAAATCATTCACCTCTCCATAATCGTAGGAACGTTGAGCAGTTTTGCATTGCTCAGGTGGACCACCGGATGGAGACCATCCTGGCGCCTTCAGGAGGCATCATGACCGATCAGACCGCTTCGCTATCATATTCGCCCACCACCCTGTGGGACTGGTATCGGCGCGGCGGCGACATTCTGGTCTACCTTGCAATTTCCCTGAGCATCGCAATCTTCGTCGGCCAAGAGAGGATGATCTCTCGGGGCGATTTGGCGTATTGGCTTCTCGTCGGCCCTGCCTTGCTCATGCCGTTGCTTCGCGTCCGGCAAACGATGGAGAACCTCCTGCTTGGGGTAGCGCGCCCCATCGCCGCATTCGGCATTCTCAGCGGGGTTTGGTTCCTCTTCCAACGCGACTTTGGCGCCATCCCCCCAATCTTCCTGATCGTTTGGGTGGCTGGTTGGGCCTGCCGCTCTGAAGCAAGGATAAGCGCGAGAACTCTATTCGCCTTAACGTTGGTCTTCTATCTTGCGGGCAGCGCATCCTTCCTCATGCAGCCGCCCTATGGAAATTTCCCTTGGTTGATGGAGCATTTAGCCCAACCCGAGGCCGCCGAAGGCAACAGCGATGTTGAACTTGCAGTGCCGGAACAAGAGCGTGCTGGATTGAACATCAACGCCTGGGGCATCCTGCCAAACCAGACGGCGGTAGCATTCCAGCCATGGCGGATATCCGTAACTCCAAACATCGCCACCTCGGGGATATTCTCCCTGATGGTTCTGCTGGTGCTCGTTCGCCGCTTCAGACCGAAGCCGATCGAGGCCCTGACCGCAGTCACCGCCATTTATTTCGCGATTCTATCTTTCGTTAGGGCGGTGTTCGTCAGCATAGCACTCTTTGCGGCCACACTAGGCATTATGGCCGTATTGCCCAATCGTCCTGGCTTGCGGGTCGCTGCAGCCATGTGCATGACTGTCGGCCTGACCCTGTTCGTGGCTTTCTCTCCGTTTCTGCTTTATGCCCTGCAGGATTGGAGCATCTTGTCTCGAATGTTCCTTCGCGGGCAGACTGGCATGTCCACAGCCGATATCTATCGGCAGATGTACCGCCCGTGGCTCTGGGGCGAGCACATGAAGCTATTCTGGAGCAGCCCCTATCTAATGGGATATGGCAGCGAGCTCGCCACCAGCGCCCTCAAAAACATCATTAACGCGGGCCAGATGCGATCGGATTCCGTTTCGTTCCTAACGCGGATGATCGCAACTTATGGCATCCCAGCTTTCGGGATCATCATCTTCCTTGTTGAGCGGTGCTATCGCCATGCAAAGGACAACGACATCTGGGCCGTGGCGGTCCTGTCAGTCATGATCTGGCTGATGATGAGCTGGGGCAGCATCTTCCACCCCAGCAACGGCATGTTCGCGCTTGCGTTTCTTCTTGTCGGAAAAGGATCAAGAGCATTGGATGGCGACGCGCGCGCCCAATGATCACCACTCTTCGATCTCCACTGCATAGTTGAGGGAAAATGAGAACGCCGATCCAAGCGCATTGGCATTGATCGGCGTGAGGCCGGGGTTCCCGCTGTTCTGCACACCGATCCTCAGGAATGCATCACCGCCGAGGCCAAGCAAACTGATGTCTGCCGCAAGGGCTGTCGACAGGATCATCCTGCCCGCGATGAAGCGAAAGCTGTTCCACTGGCTGTCGATATGGACGTTACCATCAGACCCGTTGTAGCCGATCGATACGCGAGCCTCTACTGCGGACGTGGAGCCGGCAGTAGCGTCGACAACGCCATAGAGAATGTTGCCAACGCGCCAAGATCTCGCCTTGACTAGAGACAGCGATCCGAACCCCGTCAACGTCGGCGTATAAGCGACTGGTGCTGAGACAAACGGGATGTCGGCCGGGATGCCGAGCAGCGTCCTGATCGCGGCAGCATCCGAGGCCGACAGCACCTGCCTCCCTATTGCGGTCGCATTCTGGATCCTGCCTTGGTCGAGCTTTGTGTTTGCCATGTCAATCTTCCTCAGCAGGCGTTCGGGGTTGAGAGGATCAAGTTGGCGACGACATCGTGTCCGAGAGGTCCGATGTGCTGCTCATCAACGAATAGGGCTGCGTAGGCCGGCGCAGACATGGACGCTTTGAGATCCATGAAACGCTCGTACACCGGCACGTAAATCACGCCAGACATCGCACCGACTTCCTGCTGAGCAGTCAGATAGGGACCAAACCCTGCGAGCATGCCAGCGTTCTGAGTGGCAGTGGCCGACGACAGCGTCACGGTGATGCCGGCTGCCTGGGCTTGGTTGACCATCCACGCCAGGTCGTCCTTCATGCTGGCTGCTGAATAGCCATCGAAGAAGTCGTTGATGCCAGTCATGATGTGAACGGCCTGAGGCTGACGGGCCACGACATCGGCCGTGAAGCGCGCGCGCATCTCCGATGCGTTTTCACCGGGCACGCCTTTATTGAGACCAAACGCCCACCTGCGCCCGTTCTGGACCTTCGTCCGGAACGAGTCCTTTTCGGTAACCCCAGGCCTGACTGCATAGGTGACGCTATCGCCCATCCAGACGAGGTCACGCCTTACACCGGCTGGATACATACCAGAAAGGCGCAGCGTGCCTGCAGCATCATAGGGGAGCGGGCCACCGCCTCCGTTGGCTCGGTTCTGAAACAGAATGTCTGTCCTGTTGGCGAGTTGTACCGCTTGGATGTCATCGCCTGTAAATGTGATCCCCTGGGCAGCGATGACCACAGGTGTATTGATGCCAGCTGAAATATACGGCAGCCCATCCACGTACATGTCGCCCGACCCGGTGCCTCCGGTCCAGACAAGTTCGAGGTTGAAGAACACCATCCCACTCACGAGACGGTAGGTGCCAGACTGGACGCTATAGGTTGCCGTTCCCGCGACAGTGCCGCCCTTGACAACCGGCATGATGCTGCCGAACTCCCCGAAGAGGCTGACGACACTCGGGCCGAGTTTTGAATACTCGACGGACTCGTCTTCAATCTGCTCGTTGCCGACGGCCCCCAGCTGGAGTTGATCTGTCCCGACCGTGCCATCGCTGGGTGCGCCGAGCTCTCGCACTTCCGTTTGGACAACGGCCTCCCATGGGATGCCGGCCCCCGGATCATCAACGAACGTGAAGGTGTTGCCGCTGATCGTGTAGACCGACGAGGTGTGGTCCTGGATAACGCCGCCGAGCTTGATATCGATGTTGTTGATGCTACCGATCGCCACCCCGACGTTGTACGGGCCGACGTTGGCCGGCGCTCCGGTACCTGTCGTGCCGCGCGCAGACGCTCTGTTATAGGTGACGGCGCTCTGTGCGACGAGTGCCCACTCCTTCGCAGACTTTGTGAGTGCACCACCAGGCAGCGTTCCTTCTGCCCACGCCTCCGCGAGAGCCGCCGCCGCTTCAGATGCAGCCTGTATCGCCGCGCTCGCAATGTCGCTGGCGAGGCGGAACTCTGAACCGGATTTGACGCCAAGAACCTGCATCCCAGCCGTGAAAGCTCCCGCCGGGATCTCATTGCCGCTGCTCGTCTTCATCGTCAGAACGGCGTTGCCATTGAACTGGACCGTCACGGGGCTTGCGTCGTTCGCCTCGGCGACGTCGAGAATGACCATCACTCCATCAACGATAGGGAGCGCCGATGTCGCCTTGATTGCGTTGGACGTTCCCTCGCCGCTGTCGGAAGCCGGGATGAAGGAGAAGGGCAGCGGCAGTGCATAGACGAACGAGCCCGTGCCAGGTGCACCCAGCTTTCGCCAGATGCCGTTATTTGCCGGCGTCGGGTCTGCATAAACCCAAACGGTCTGATCCGGGTTGTAGGAGAGATCGGCAAACAGTTCCGCCTTCGTGGCCTTCGCCTCCGAGCCAGCCCCCACGCCGACGGCATTCAGGATCGTCTCGTACTGTGTCAGCAGCGATCTGATTTGATCCTTGCTCGGCTGATATGGGTCGGCGGAAGGCCCGTCGGCGAACACCGTCGCCGCGTTAGGGGAAAAGGCCATGTCTTTCTCCAGAAGGAAGATGAGTTAGATCGTGATCGTCGATGACGCTTGCGTCGCAGAGGGAATGCCGGAGCCGTTCTCGGCGCCGGCCCAGTATTTCCATGTCCCAACGCCGGGTGTGTCGGTGAACGAGATCGTTTGGTTGGCGGTCACGTTGTATTGGCCGATCAGCGTTGCGGCCGCGAAACTTTGCGACGTAAGGCCTCGCTTGAAGACGAGGAAACGCGTGTTGTCGTTTGCGGCCTTGGCGCTGACCGTCACGGTTCCGGCGGCGTTGCTGGTCGTCATGTTCGTCGGCACGCCCGGCGCTGTCGGATCGACCGTTGACGTAACGTTTGCGGTGATCGACCAAGGCCCGTAGTCGCCATCGGAAGCGATAAATGCCACCTGAATATCCAAGAGCTTGTTTGACGGCACGACGTTCGTGCTCATGTCGATAAAGCCGCCAGCCGGCACAGGGTTCGGGAACCGCTGCTCGATCCATGGGCCGGGCGTGCCGGAGCCCGCATCAGCGAGGCGATACCGCACGACCGGGATAAGGCTGCTGTCGGCCGGGTCGATGATGACCACACGGACATAGACGCTGTCGCCGTTGGGGCGAGCTTGAACCAGGTTGATGACCGGCGTCAGGATGCCGGCAGGGCTAGTTCGCGGTGGTGTGGAAGGCTGGCGTCCTTCGTCTGTCGCCGGGTTCCATGCGTCGATGTTGTCGGGGTGCTTCATGATATCCATCACGAAGCCACCCTGCAGTAGCGACAGGACGGATTTGCGGTTCTCGACGATCTTGCCGTCCAGCCTCGGAAGCATGTTCGGCGTCACCATGCGGACCCATCGGCTGTATACCGAATTGATACCGGAGAGACGGACGTTGATCTGCCCGGTCACCTTCTGCTGAAGGCGAAGCCAGTCACGCTTGCCGAGCCGGCGCGCCTGCCGCCACTGCTGCACCCACTGGTAATTCGCTTCCTGCGCGAGAACGCGGCCGGCGATCAGCTGAGCGGCAGTGTCCTCGAAATAATCCGTGTCGGATGTCGCATAGCCGATCTCGGGATAGCAGAATTTCGGGACGAGGCGATTGCACTCGTCCTCGAACAGCACGTCATATTCGATCTGATGTCCGACGATATCGGCATCCGTCAGTGTCGTCAGATACTTTGCCCGGAACTTGCCGACAATGAACAGCAGAGCCCCGTCGCCTCGCTCGCAGATCCAGCCATCGCAAGACGAGAGGATCGCGTTGGTCCCCGCCTTCGGGTCGTTTTCTGTCGTGTCGAAGCCATTGCACTCGTACCGGCGCTCAAAGCCTCCGCCTGCGAGCGGCACGAGCTCGTCGCAAACGTCGGCTTCTTCCTGCCACATGTCGAGCACAGGAAGGATCGCGCGCTTGTAATCCCGGCGATGACCGAACTCGTTGAAGCACTGGTGCCAGGCCATGATGACTGCGGCGTTCCGCGTCCATTGCCATGTCGCGGGGTTCTCCGGGTCCTGAAGCGGGTCGCGAAAATCCCAGCAGAGCGCCATATCGGCCTCGACCGAAAGCTGCGGCGGGCCATAAGGGAACGTCTTCTGCTGTCTCTCGGCCTTGTCGCTGGTGCAGATCATGGCAACGGATGCCTGTCCGTCCCCGCGATGATTGTTCGTCCACACTCCCGCGGAAGCAAGATCGCCCGAGATGATGGTGTAAGGTGTCTCCGGCACAAGACCTAAGCGGCTCAGGATCATGACGTTGGTTTTGTAGTTCGTACCCGGGTTGATCTCGCTGTTGACCGCGAGCGTCACCTCGTCATCGTGAAGCCAATATCGATTGACCGACTTGATACGGTGGCCGGCAATGGCCTGCACCGCGTAGAGCTTCTTGCCGATTGCCTCCCATAGCATGAAGGCGCCTGCGATCCTGTTTCGGCCGACGCCCCACCAGCGATAGGGAATGGACTGGATCTTCGGGATTTTGCCGTCTTCAGGCTTCGGCGGCTTCGGAGCGAGCAGCGCTTGAATACCGATCGAGATCGCCGTGGTCGCGATGGCGGCAGCACCCGTTGCCAGCAAGCCAGCGGTCGTCGCCGAGAACCCGAGCGACGTGAATAGTGTCGTGAACAGCGGAGTGAAGATCGGATCGTAATGCGCTGTCGTGCCACGCAGAAACCGATCCTGCCATTCCCACCGGTGAGCATCGAAATAGTGTTCGGCCTCGCTCGGGACGCTTTCATAGGTCGTCTTCAAGCTCATGCGGGCAGTCTCCACGCGGCGATGAACTCAGCCTTCGTTGCTCGGACGCCGCTCGGGTGGATGCAGGCCCATAGAGGCCCGAAGCGGATTGCACCGATCACTGCCTCGGCCTGATCTTCGAAAGTCTCTCCTGTCATGGCCTTGATGAGCCCGATATCGCCCGTGTCCGGCTCCTGGATGCGCTTGGTCTTGAGCGGCGAAAGCTGATGCTCCATGAGCGCCAGAGAGCCGCCATAGGCTTCGAGGATCTGATGGGCTTCCTCGCGGGTCCGGTATTGCCCGCGAAACTCTTCAGCAGGGTCGATATCTGTCACGCGATGCACCCATGAGGCCGGGAAGGTCAGGCAGTCGTCGCCGCCCACCCCGCCCCACCGGAACCGGTGGGGGAGCGCAAGGAAATGATGAATGTCCATGAAGCCTCAGCTAAAGACCGGCCACTTGGGCTGGATGCCGCGGGCAAGCCTTGGCGTGCCGTCGCAGAATGCGTCACTTGGGTACATCGAACGCTGCATCGCGTCCGACCAGAGAACCTTGGAAGGCCGGGAACGGGTGTTCTCGCCGGCAACCACTGCCAGGCTGAGTGAGAGCGTTGCCGTCTCCCCTTCCCGGATCGGTGGGCGCGCTTCCTTCGGATGCGATGCCACTCCGGTCCAGATCGGGATGATCTTGCTCATCGGCTGGTAGTAGCGATCGAGTGTCGTCAGTCCGACCTGAACGAGCTTGCCGCGCACCGGCGGGATGCTGTCGATCATCTTGGCCCCGGTGGCAGGGTCGATACCGGAGACCGAAAAGTCCACCGCATCGGACGTCCCGTTGACCAACACCTCGAGCGAGGGAACGCCGATCAGTCGTCCGCCGCCAAGATAGACCGTCCCGTCAGGGTCGATGCCATCGAAGCCGATCGGCACGTCATTGACGCCGAACCACATGTGCAGCGCCGGTTCCGTGTCGATGCGCAGGAACACGCCGAGCTGGTGACTGCCTCGCATCTCCTCGATGACCTCGGCCGGCACATATTGAGCCGAATATGCCATCAGAATGCTTCCGTGAACTGCACCGTCGGACGGGATGAATACCAGCCCCGATAGGTCCAAGGCACGGTGACGCCCTTCGGCAGCTTCATCACGCAGCGCGGGCGGGCGAGCTCGACGCGAGTGCCCGCGGTGACCGCCTCACGCAGCGGAGGGCTGAGCGCCAGCCGATAAATCGGGTGGGCGTCATCGCTCTTGTCGACCACCTCCCAGTGACGATAGACACGCCAGCCTTTTGTCGGGTGATAGATCGAAAACCAGTCCGACCAACGGAGGTCTCTGGCTGCATCAAATACCTGCATGGAGATGATGCCAGCATTAAGCGGCGCATCCTCTCTCACCTCGCCGTAAACGGTCGCCTGCGAGTATCCGGAGCCATCCGAGAACAGAGCGCCGTCCGAATGCGGAATGCCCTTGACGATGGGCCGGCGTGTGTTCCGGATGATCGGGAAAGGCCCGATCTTGTCGTTGACGATCGGCACATTGATGAAGCGGAAGCCGCCATTGAGGCGGGCACCGAGCCAGTTCAGCACCTCGAAGCGCTCGTCAGGGCCTTCCAGCACCATGTTCGAATAGGTGGCGGTGATGATGCCGCCGCCTGATGTTTCGATGCTGATCGGCTCCCCTACCCCATTGACGCCACCGTCGAGGCCGCTTCCGGGATTATCGAAGCTTGCTTCGGTCGGCCGCAGAAAATCCACGGGGAACATCGGCTGATCGGTATAGGTCGCCATCCTCAGCCCACCCGTGAATTGAATTTCTTCTGCGTGCTTCCGAAGCCGCCGCGCGCTTGGTCGATCTTGTCCTGGTAGAGCGCTTCCTGCGCACCCTGCCGGGCGAGTTCGCGCACATGCTCGTCGCCGCTTCCACCGTGGACATGGACTTCCAGCTTACGAGGCGAGGAAGAGCCGTTGTCGTTGCCGGCTCCCATCATCTGGGCGCTGCGGTTGGTGTTGAAGACCTGCGAGCCCTGCGGCAGGTTCACAAGCTCAGGGCCGCGCTCGCCGACGATCGACAAACCGCCCGGCGCATAGTTCGTGCCGTCGGCATAGAGACCGATACCGCCGAGCTTCCATGCGCTCGCGAACTGCGCGGAAGACGAGAAAATGCTCTTGCCTATGCCCGATAGAGCACTCAAGAGCCCACCGCCTCCGCCCGCCGCGCTCGTGCTGAGGGTCGTCCCAAGTTGGCCGAGGCCGTTCCCCAACTGGCCCAGACTGCCGGTCGCTTTGTCAGCGGTGCCGCCGAACTTCGCTAAAGCCGCTTCGGCGCCATCGAGCCGCCCCGTGAAGTTATGAGCGCCTTCAGGGTTGCTCCAAGAGAAGCCCTGCGGCCGCTCGAAACCCGCAAAGGCAGCAGTTGCGCTGCGCACGTCAGGTGCAGCCCTCAGCGCGTTCCATGCTTTGCTTTCCGGCCCCATCAGTTCCGAGTAGGCGAATTGATGTTGCGCTAGCTCATTGCCGAGGTTTCCTCGACCACCAATCGCATTTAGCAGGGATGGCGACCGGTCGTTCCACTGATAGAGACCTAGCGCTTTACCGGCATCTCCGACCGCTTTCGGGTTGAACGAACTCTCCGCGCCGATGTTACCGAGGACGCCCGCCACTTGGTGATCAGCGAGTCCCTTCGATTTCCAGAAGTTCCAAGCGAGGGAAGCGCCATCGCCAAGCGGAGCACGGGTTACCGGGATGACTGGCGCCTTCCCCATATTGTCGTTCGCGGCGCCACCGAGAACCGATGTTGCGAGCGATGCCGCCCCCGAGATCGATCCGCCGCCTTTACCTCCGGTGAAAAGTCCTGAAATCAGATTGCCGATGCTGTCGAAGAATTTCTTCCACAAATCGTTCGCCTGACTGGTAATGGCCGCTTCGAACCCCTTCAGGAATGCTTTGCCGATATCATGGCTGCCCGAGATTAACTCGCTGCTGAAAGCCGTCCCGAAATCGTTTGCAATCTCCTTGGCCTGCTGGCCTCGTAGCTGCTGCCGGATGGCCTCGGCTTCAGGTGATTTCAGATCCTCGTTGAAGCCATAACGGTTCAGCGTGGTTGCCACCTGCTGATCCATGGCGCTGCGCTCGGCCTGGCGCTGTTGGAAGCTGATGTCGAGCCAGAAGTCGGCCTTTGCCTCCTGTGCACGGCGGTAGGCCTTTTCGAGGTCGGTTACCTTGTCGGTCTGGTCGTCGATCTCGAAGAAATTCGGCTTCTGGCCGGGTACCGGGACATTCACCAGTTTGCCGTCACCGTTCATGATCGTCGGCGCACCGGGATCCTGGTCAAGCTCAAGCGGCCGGCGGTTCGGCGTTGGCACGTTCGACGGAATGAAATCCGAGGGGCGGAAGGTCCGGCCCCCGTCGGTGAAGGTCGCACCGGTAACGATATCCTGCACGTTCGAACCGCCGGCGATCGCCTTGATCCACTCGGTGCGGGCCTTCTGCGCTGCCTCGACGCCGCGATAGATGGACTCCGTCACTTTGTCGAAGGCTGCCTGGAAATCCAGAACGGCAGGCACGCCATACTGACTTACAGCATTCGCCAGTTCGGTCTGGACCCGATTGAGGTCGGCCATCGAGGCCGTGCCATCGTCCAAGCGGTCGCGAAGGTCGCCCCAAGCCTCTCGCAGGTCGCGGATGACAACCGCATTGCGAGGATCGCCCTGGAGTGCTCGGAAAGCCGCCACGCCCTGCTTCTGGATGGAGTCGAGGTTTTCCGACAGGCCGTCCAGTTCACGGCCGGCAAGGATCTCTCCCGCCTGCCTGCCCTGCGTGAGCTTGTCGGCACGGTCGAGCTGATCGACATATGCCTTCAGCGCCGGGGTCGCATCGCCCCAGAGTTCGGCCGCGCGTCGGATGACCTCGTTCTGCTCTTCGAAGAGCTTGCTGGTCTTCCCTGTGCCGCTTTCCGCCGTCGTGAAATACTGAACGAGCGCCGCAACGCCGGCAGTCAGACCGATCGTCACCAGAGAGACCGGGTTGATCAGCGAGCCGAAGGCAGCCGCAAGGCCTGCGACAGGTCGTTCCATCGTGCCGAGAACGGAAGCAAGCTGCGTACCTTGCTGAAGGCCGATCATGAGTGGGTTCATGCCCATGGCCGCGGTGACAGCGATATCTTGAAACTGGTAGCCCGCGTTGATGCCGGCTGCGCGCTGCGCTCCGGAGACGTTGTTGCTGTTCGCAGCCTTCACGGCAGCGCCGGCAGACGCCGCGGACGTGCGGAGCTTCTCGTATGCCTGCCGCTCCCGATCGAGCGCCTGCGTCATCTGCTGGGCATTGATGACACCGATCTTATGCGCCCGCTCAATTTCGCCGATCGCTGTCTCGTAATTCCTCGTCGCCTGAGCGAGGGGCTGGTACTTCAGCGTCAGTCGCTCGACCTCCATGCGGAAGGCGCGGACATGGTCGTCCTGGTCGGCGAGAGACTTCGCCATCCGCTCGATCGGAGGAGCGGCCTTGTTGGCGCCGTCGGCAGCGCGGGAGAGAGCGCCGCCAAGCGATGCCGCTTCAGTTTCGAGCTTGTCAGCGGCCTGCTGCGTGCGGTTGGCGGCAGCCGTCAGCCGGTCAAGATCAGCAGCGCCGGAAACGGCCTGCGAACTATCAATCTTGAAGCCAAGCGTTGCCTCGGTCATGCGTCACTTCCGTTTATTGGGGAAAATGGCATCGAACAGTCTGCTGGTCAGTGGGCGTTCCGAGACCTGCTGTTCGGGCTCTTCCTTGTCGACTGCCTTCTGAGCCGCGACTTCCCGACGTTTCAGGTCCATGGCGATGATGGCGTCTATCTGCCATTGGAGCAGCGTCACGCCTCGAAGCCGTGCCCACTCTCCGATCGCCTGAAACCCGATAGGATTCATCCCGAAGCCATTGCCCGAACGCTGGCAATCGAGTTCGCGGAACCAGTACCAGACCTGTTCGCCTGCCACCGGTACCGCGATTTTCCTTCCTTCGTGCTGATCGACGATGAGGCGGCAAAGCCTCTCGATCAGCTTTTGGTAAAAGAGCTGCGGCGAACCGCCCTCACCTCGACCTGGTCGCGGATGATCCTGAACTTGGCATAGAGGTTGCGGACATTTTCTTCCGAGAACGGAATTACCTGGCCGCCGATCTTCGGATTGGGCGACCAGTGTGTGGTCGACTTCGCGAGGATGGCGATCATGCGCTCGTCTGCGTCATCCGTTGCATCGGCCGCGGGATCGAGACTGGAGCGCTCGGCAGCCTTCTTTGCAAAGTCGGCTGCAACATCCCGCATGGCTTTCTGCATGCGATCGCTGTCAGGACCGACAAAGCCGATCTTAAGGCCGATCGGCTTGCCCTGCTCATTGAGGATATCGATCTCGATGCCCTGCTCCTGGGATTGGAGCAAGGATTCGAGGCCGGAGAGGTCGGCGAATTCTTCAGCGGCCATCAAGCACCTACCGGAGCGACGGTTATAACCGGGCTGTTGATTTCGACGTTGCCCTGCAGAAGGCGAGCTGTGTTCGCGCCGCCGCCGTTCTCCTGGGCCGTCATGACGATGCCGTAGAAGAACTTGGTGGTGCCGGCAGGAACCGTGGAGATCGTGTGGACGCCCGACTGCGTGCCGGTGGTGGTGATCGCCGCGCCGCCAGGAGTGGCCGACAGGGTGATGGTGTTGGCGTCGGTGACCGTCTTCACATAGTAGGTGGTGCCGGCAGTCAGACCGGTCGGCAGCGCGCCGGTGGTCGAGAGCTTGACCGGGTCATTGACCTGGCGGCCGTGGCCCGTCCATGTGATCACGCCCGGCGAAGCGATCGTGATGGTGGCCACACCGGAAGCGACCGGCGGCGCATCGTCGAAGGCCAGCTTGAACGGATAGTTAAAGTCCGTGTTCTCGGCGGCGATCAGAGCGATCTGGCCGGGATCGTTCGGCATGATGATGAAGTTGTTCTGCATCGAGCCGGCGTTTCGCGTGCCCTTTGCCTTCAGCGTCCGTCCGGAGGAAATCACGTCTTCGGAAATGAGCGTTGCGGCGTCGCCGATGGCGCCCATCGTCTGCCAGCCCTTGAGCTCGGTCCAGGTGACGGAAGCAAAGTCGGTCGCGTCGATGTCGGCATCATCGGGAACGGTGTTGACAGCAGGGCCGATATAGATCTTCGCGCCCGCCACAGGGTAGAGCTGAGGCATGATGGTTTCCTTTATGTCTGATCGCGCACTTGCCTAAGGTGCAATGAGGCAGGCCAATCAGGCCGGAACGAATGGGTATGTTTTCCAGAAGGCCGTCACCGGCACTTGGAAGTGGGTTTCGCTGGTCATAAGGTTGGCGAGCGCCGGATCCTCGTCGAAGCGAACCTGGACCTCGTCGCGGTAGACCTTCGTGCCGCGCTTGAACGCGAGCCTCACCTGTCCAGCAACATCGTAGCCATCGACGACGGCTCGACCTTTCGGAAGCATCACGTTGCCGCGCACGAAACCCTGCCTGATCGGGTCCATCTCAAGCGACAGGTCGGTCTCGATCCCGCGATTGAAATGGATCTCGAACGAGACATAGCGGCTTGCAGCTGTAGGCGAGTAAGCATCGCCGGGGATTGCCTTCTCCCAACCTGCCGGGAGACTGATGCCCTGCACCGCGACGAGCAGAGCCTGATAAATCTTCTTCTCAATCGTGTCGGCCATGCTGTAAGTGTCTCCTATGGCCGAAAAACCGCTCAGCGACGAAGAAGTTTATGACCTGCTCCACCAGGCGCTGACGCTGTTGCTGAACCGCACCGTGCGGACGAAGAATGCGCAGGACGTGCTCTCAGTAGCCATCCGAGACCTGACGATCATCCAGACGGCGTTCCTGACGCTCACCGAGGGCGTCAAGCTTGATCGAAGCGGTTCCGAACAGTCACTTCAGCCTGAGTGACGATCTGCTGCCAGCGCTGGGCGACTGCATCAACGAAGCCAAAGCCGGCTTGGTTATAGGTCCGCCCGAGAGAGTCCGCACCGACAAAGCCGTAGTTCATGCGGGCCGCATAGGCAGCCTGAAATCCGAGATAGACCGTGTCGCCGAGGCGCGCGTCTGCGATCACCAGTTCGATCCCGTTATCCTGAAACTCTGTCTTGCCTTCCTGTACGGTAGGCATGTCTGCGGTCGAGGCCATCAGCGAGCGGCGGAGGTTGCCAGTTTTGAGAGGCATCCGACCGCCTTCAGCGACCGGCGTCCTGACCTCGTTGGCGACTTCCTGTGCGGCAGTCTGGAATACCGCTTCCTCGCGCTCGATTTCAGCCTTGGCCCATTCCGATACCTGGGCGGCGAAGGATAGGTTCTCGGTTGCCATCAGCGGCCCCGCGAGCGGGCATATGCCTCGGCAAAATTGAAATTGTATTCGACATCACAGCGGCAGCCAGCGACTTCGGCCGGTCCGGCACCGAGTGCTGTATCCCCCGGGTATCGAAGCAATGCGCCCGATGGAGATTGAAAAGGAACATCCATCCCGGTCACTTCCGTGGCATTGAGCACTTGGTGGGTGTGCCTCACCTTCTGGTCGCCGGCAGAACGCCACTTGCGGGTGACAAGGCTTGCGTCTCGGTTCGACTTCGACAACGCCTGCTGGAATGCCTCATGCTTCGACGACATCACGGCCGAAAGCGTCTCGGTCCTCGCTACCATCTCGCCACGTAGGCGAAGGTTGCGGTCCCGAAGGCGCATCAGCACCTTGTCAAGCGTTTCCTTGTCCAGCGGCTTGCCTGCGGCGATGGCGCGCTGCACGGCCTTATCGAGCCGCTTGTCTCTCGTCTTGAGCGCCAGATACTTCCGCATCTGTGCCGGGTCGCCCGAGAGCAGGTTGATGCGGGTGCGCTCGATCAGCTCTGCCTGCGGAGCGTTGAGGCCGATAATGCCGCCTTCTCGCTTGCCGGTCGTGGCCGACTTCCGGCCGACGAGGTCGAGAGCGATCTTGGCCGGACCGGCGCCGTGCGAATACGCCTCGACGATAGTCCGCCGGGCCGCCGCGACGGTCTGCTCGCTGATGTTCGTGATCATCGTCGAAGACAGATTGCGGATGTTCGCCTCTGCTCCTTGGTTGCTCACATCCCACCGGAAGACGATGCGATTTCCAAAAGCGTCAGCCAGTCGTGGCATGTTCTGCGACGTCAGCAGCCCGCCGGCGTCGTATGCCTGCCTCAGCGCCTCGGAGAGCGGACGAAACGCGGCTGGGTCGATATGGAGGGCCTGGATAACACCTTCCACGTCGCGCGCTTCCAAGAGAGCCACGATCTCGCGCAGCACTACCTCGCTCCTGATGTCGTCGATCGCGTCAAGGAAGGCTTTTGCGAGCGTTGGCGAGAGCTTGTCGACGAGATCAAGGATCTGCTGGCGAAGGGTGGGCATTATTCGGCGTCAACACCCTTGCCGGTCTTCTTCGGAGCCGGCTGCTCTTCCTTGAGGATTTCGCCGACGCCGATGGTTTCGAGCGCGGTGGCTTCGCCTGCGGAAAGGTCCGTGAGGATCGAACCGGCGGCGCGGCCCTTATACTTCTTCGTGAGCAAGACGTTCGTCATGGGGAAACAGTCCTTCCTTGGCAGATGAAGACGACATTGGTCTGGCCGTCGTAGTTGTTCGGATCATCGTGAACGATGAGGTATTCCATGCCGTCGGCGCCGATCGCTACGTCTCCGACCTTGGGCGAGACGCCTATGCTGATCGAGCCGATGTAAAGCTGCTTGTCGGATGCCAGGATGTTCGCGCCGTCGACATAGCGGCGGTCGTAGGTGGCCGGGAACAGCTTGCAGGCGTAATCGACTGTCGTCCCATCACCGCCAAGCACGGGGTCGGGTGGCGAGATGCGGCGGATGGTGCCGGCCTGCCCGTACTTGGTAATGAGGCGCTGTGCAGTTGCCTGCAGGCGGGTGAAGAGCGGATCAGCCACAGCGAGAGCCACCGATCGACATGATGCCGAGATAGACCAGATCCTCGCAGCGCAGGTAAGGCGCGAGCATGCCGTCAACGATCGAGATCAGCGGCGTGATGCCGGAGGCCGTGCCGTTGGATTCGGCTGCGGCGTATTCCACTTCGAGCTGCCCGACCTTTTCGCGCTTCACAGCCGATGAGGCAGAGCCGACCACCGACAGCGAACCGGGCGATAGCGCTTCCTGATATGCGGCCTGATACGAGGCGTTGATGACGGCGGCCGGCACCACGTCAGAAGGCTGGAGCTTGCCGTTGACGATCGCGCTCTCGCGCGGCCACTGCCGCTCCTGCGATGCATCAGCGATCGAACCGAGGAACCGAGCGCCATAGGTCGCGTCGATATAGTTGCTGCCCCGGTTGCGCAGGACAGCCGCAGCCGGCGGTGCAGGATCTGTCGGCAAAGTATAGCCGTTGTCTGCCAGCCAGGCCGTGAAGCCGCTGTCGGTGCCGTATCCAGCCATGTGAGGTTATCCGATCATTTAAGGCTTGGAGTTACAGAGATTTCACAACCGCTGGATTGTGTTTTGTGGTAGTGCTTCGCCGCCAACCAAAAAGGAGAAAACATGACCAGAGACGAATACGTTGCGGCTACGAATTCCGCGAACCAGTCCTACATTGCGCGAGCAGGTTCAGACCTCGAAAACGCGCATGCTGTCGATGACGCCGGGCTTATCCGCATCATCGAAGCGCAGAAGCGGGCTAACATCGAGCAATTCGCTGAATATCAGCGCTCATGGGTCGACCGCTGGGTTGCCAGCAACACGACCGGGGATCGTCGCACAAACGAGACCGTCTATCTGACACTCGCTGCTGAGAATGCTCGGCTTGAACTTCAGATGCGCCTTGAGGCGCTCCACAGGGAATACACTGGCTCCTGAGGCCTCGCTCACTAGCATTGGCCGTTTTTCAGGCGGCCAGTGCCTCTGCCTCGCGCGCCGCCATCCAGCTTCTTGTGATGACCGCCATTGCTTCAGCGGTCGCCGGCGCAGGATGCGTTCCATCAGTTGTGCCTGCCTGCTGCCACTTATAATACGACGCCTGGCCCTTGGTCTGGCCAATGCGCCAAGCGCTGTCGAGGTTGATCAGCGTTTGCGGGCTGTTTGGAGTGCCGACCTTGGCAGCGAGCGTATCCATGAAGAGATCGACGTCGCCGCCAGCATCCCACATTGGACCCCAGACGGACTGATCGGAGCCGTCTGCCAGTGCCCATGCGCCTGTGGTGCGGGGGCCGAGCTTGGTCCGCCCGAGCCTGATTGGCTGGCCGCCTGCGACTGGAGCATTTGCCAGGATCTGAGCCCATACCGCCGTGACAGCGTTAACTTGGAAGGTAACCGAGCCCGTATTTGCCGCACCTTGCGTTGGGAAATTGTTCGTGCCGTATTCTTCAATGAACGTGTTGCAGAGGGCGAGGTATTGGTTCAGCGTAGCGGCTGCAGTCGTCCAGAGGCCTGAAAGACCGGCGTTCATACCGAAGTTGATGCCGCCCCTCGCGCCAGATACCCCGATCACCGACCATAGCGCCCGGGTGAAGAAGCCGGCCGCGACCTGCGTGATGTTGCTGCCGGACATGTCGCCGACGTTCTGCATGATGCTGTCACCGATGCCGCCATAAGTAAGCGGGTCGCCGGATACGAACTCACCGACGAGCTTGACCGACATGAACCGATCGTTGGTCGGCGCAGTGCCGGTATAGGTGAAGGCCCCCGACCCGTTGATATTGGTGATCGTCGTCACGGCGGGATCATAAATGTGCGAATACATCCCGAACTGGGCATAGGCCGGGCTGAAATTGTGCTTGCACCACTTGTTACCGTTTGCGGGCACGCCGCCGCCGTAGCGGATGTAAAACTTGCTGTCGCGCGTGAACTTCGACAGGCCGAAAGCCGACGGAAGAATCGGATCGGAGAAGACAAAGGCCTCACCATCGGCCAGCGTCCGGCTCGGCGATCCACCGAAGAGCACCGGAACGGCCTGCCCGGTGGCATCACTGACGAGATACATTTCGTCATAGGTGAAGGTGTTGCCGGGAAGCTGAATGTTTGCGGTGCCGACGGCGAAGTTCTCGACGAGGACGCGCACCTTTCTGGCATCGCCCGAGCCAATGTAAACAGGCCAGTTACCGCAGGTTTTCGTGCGGCTGGATGCTGATGCCAGGACCGCGCCAGCCATCCAGTTCGTGGGGCTCAGGGCGCGCGTGATACCGGTAGCGGGAGGGCCACCACCGCCACTTGCTGCGATGATGCCCGCCCCAACCAGAGCAGCAATAGAAATCGGTGAACGTGCCATCGGTATCTCCTTGGCTGCTCTGGGGTTTGGAGGTGGTTAAGCGGCGGGCTTGTGCAGGTCGGCGAAAGCGGCCTTGTCTTCGTCCGACAGTTCGTCGAAGCCGGCGACGTCGTCCTTGCGGAGGCCCTTGCTGACAGGCTCGCCGTCCTTCGTGATCACGTAATAGCCGCCGCCCTTGCTCTCGACCGCATAGCCGGGAGTGACGGAGCCGTTGGCAGGGTTGGTCACAGCCTGCTTGCCTTCGGTCGATCCCGAGATGACCTCATAGCGGCCGGCCCAGTCGGTCGGCTCCTTCATGACGTCGATTTCCGTACCGATCGGGATCTCGCCGCTCGGGTTCTCTTCCGATGGCTTGCCGTACAGGCCGGACGAGGTTGCGCCCTTGAACGGCGCGATGATCTTGATGCGCATGATGGGCCTCCTTCGGCCATTGCGTGATGAGGGGAAGGCCCCGCCCGAAGGCGAGGCAGGTCATCAGGTGCTGACGCTATAGAAGACGCCGGACCGGCCGTTGATGTCGGCGCGGATCTCGATGCCCAGCGCGTTCATGACGAGGAACTGATAGTTCGCCGTCGGCGTGTTGCGGGGCATCGCCGTGGTGTTGGTCGCCATGCCGATCAGCGGGCGGATGTACTCAGCCGACGGCACGAAGCCGAAGAACTGGTTGCCCGTCAGCTCGAAGGATACCGCGATCTTGTTGATGCGGCGGTTCAGCAGAAGCTGGGACAGACGCGTGCCGAGCGTGATGCCGGCTGCCGTGTTGACCTGGCGGTCAAGGTTTCTCGCGATCTCCGGGGAGATGTAGAGGTTGACCTTGCCGGCGATGTAGTTGGCATCCAGCATGGCGCCGAACGGGCCGTTGAAGAATGCATCGATCGCCGGCCAGTCGGCCGAGGTGAGGTCGATGTTATTACCGGACGGGCCGATGTTGATCGACTTCGAGTAGGGCGAGGTCTTGATGCCGTAGCCCGTGTAGCCCTGGAAGACGATGCTGGCATCGCCGTTCAAGACATAGAGGGCGTTGTCGCGGCGGATCTTCGCCGTGATGGCTTCCTGGTCGTCGGAGAGAGCATCGAAGTTCTCGGACTGCAGGGTGTTCCACTCGCGCCACTCGCGGCCATAGCCGGACGAGAAGATTGGCACGGGCGTTCCCCGGTAGTCATAGGCGACCTTGTCGAGGCCGATCGGGACCTGACCGGAGATCGACCGCACGACCGCGCCGGCATCACCGGAGACGCGATTGAGCGCCACGATCTTGCCGATGTTGACCGTGCGGGCGAGCGGCATGAGATCAGCCATCCAGACCTGACCTTCGTCCGCACGCATGACGCGGCGGGTCGTGTCGTCGAGGTCGAACCAAGCATCGCGGGGAAGCACGGCAGAGGCGTTCTGCAGTTCCGCGAAGTGCGCTTCCACATTGTGGAAGTGCTGGCGCTCGGCAGAGACTTCTCCCCACCACTGCGCATGCGCCGCGGAGTTCGCGACAAGCTGCTCGTCGAAATAACGCATGTCGGTTTCTCCTTATGCGAAGTGGTAGCCCTTGGCAGCGCGGACGCTGACAAGCTGGTCGGCACCAGAGGTGTTGTTGTAGGTCTCGTTCGCGAACGCGACGACGAAGGTGCCGGTGGTGGCAGGAATGAACTTGCCAGCAGCGTTGACCGAAAGGGCGGCATCCTGCGTGATGCTGGTGCCGGTGGGGACGCGGACGCGGAACAGCTGCTCATCGAGCAGCTCCATGCCGATGATGCGGTCATTCGCGAGCCAGGCATCATCAACGCCCTTCATGGCGAGATAATTGTCCTGGGCGACGAAAATCCGGCCCTTGCTGGAAGCATTCGCCTGGACGAATGCGCCGGCAGTGCGGACAAGCGCCGTGCCTGGAAGAACCGCTGTGGTGCAGATCGCCTCATGCACCTGAGGCTTAACTTCCTCGACGGGGCCGCCGTAAATCTTGTTGTAACGGGCCATGTTACTTGTCTCCCTTCGGAAGCTTGAAGCCTTCGGTCTTCTCGCCGCCGCCGTTGAAGGCGGCGTTGAGGCCGACGGACTTCTTCGGGTCTGCCTGGGGTGCCAGGGCGCGCAGCGTGGCCAGCGGGGTTGCCTTCGCCGTCGCCTCGTCGAGGATCTTGGCGTTGACGACCTTCGTGACGAGCTCGGCATGCTCGGCGTCGTCCTTGGCCTTCTGGTTGGCGACCATCTCGGCCTGTGCATCGAGCACCGGCTTGAGGGCGGCGGTTACGGAGTTGGCGATGGTTTCGCCAATCTTCGCCATGCTTCCCGAGAGGGCTTTGACCTCATCGGAAAGCGACTTGAACTGCTCGTCGGTGACAGGCATCTCGTCTTCCTTCGTGTTGGTTGAGGATTCCCGCTCGTTGAAGCCCAAGGCTTCCATCATTGCGGTCTTGGTCTTCTCCCACAGGCCGACGTTCTTCCGGCGCATGAGAGCTTCAACGAGGCGTGTTCCAGCCCAGTCGATTTCCTGGTCGGCGGCGTCCGTCAGTGCGGAGTTGACGACCTCGATGTCTTCCATCTCGCCCTTGGCGTTGACGAGCATGCCGACGCCCTGATCGGGGGTGGCTGCGCCCTCCTCGCCAATGAGGATCGCGTCATGGTCAAACACCATGTTTCGGGCAATGCGCTTGTGATCGGAGGCGTTGACCGTCTCCATAGTGGCGAGAAGACCAGTCGAGGTGTGGACCGGGCCGCCTGCCTCAATCGCGGCAAGAACTGCCCTTCCGCCTTCCGTGCGGTTGGCGACCTCAACATCGATCACCTTGTCCAGCAGCACGCGGCCGCCTTCCCGGCGCACGTTCTCGTTCCATGCCCCGATATGGCCGATGTTGACGCCTTCCGGGTCTCGGGCGGAGATGAACTTGCCGTTGACCAGCGGATGACCGAGTGGAGCCGGCGACCGGTTGAGCGTCAGATAGCTCTTCTCGATCTCCTCGGACGGGTATTTGATCCCGTTCATGATGATGTCGTCCGGCAGGGTCGCCGAGGGCACGATAACCACATCACGGCCGTTGCGCTTTTCCTTGCGGACAGCCTTCACGTTCGCCAGTGACCTGACGTTCACACGCACCTGGGGCATGAGCGATTATTCCTGTGTGGGTGTGGGTTTCCCGAGAGATGCGGCGGTTTCTTCATCCGTCGCTTCGTCTCGATACTTGTCGCCTTCGTCCAGCGGCTCATAGCCGACGGCGCCGCGGATATCCTCGGGCGTGAAGACCCACTCGGTGGTGCCGGTCTTCTGGTTGACGTCGGCCATCTTCACGGCGCGGTCGATCTTCTCGCCCATCGATGCCTCTGTCAGGTCGGCCTGGTCGATGAACCAGTCCTTCTCCGGCAGGATGCCGAAGCGAACGAGCCGTGTGACAAACTCCATGATGTTCGGATGCGTGATATTGGCGCGGCGCGACATGCAGGTCTGCGCCCACTCGTCTGCATCCTCTTGGCTGGCGCGCTCGCCTGTCTGCATGCCGATCAGGATCTTCACCGGCATAGTGATGGAGGCTGCGAACGAGCTCAGCGGGGTTCCGAAGAAGTGCTCGGGCGACGGCAGCGTAACATTGAGCTGCTTCGCCTGCATGCCCATGAGCATCAGAAGCTGATCGAAGCCGGCGTTATAGTCGGCCACCTGATCGTTCATCTTGTCGGCAAGCTCTTCGACCGTGACACCCATGGCCTTCGCCATCTGGTCGATCTTGGCTTCCTTGTCGATTTCGAGCACCGGCGCCGACTTGGCGTTCTTCCAGAAGCCCTCGCCCCCCGCGCCCTTGACCTTGTCCATGTCAATCAGGTCGTTGAAGCCAGGTTCAAGGATCGACCGGCCATAGATCGTGCCGTCTTCCGACCAGATCAGCACGCGGTCGGGATGGATGCGAAGCTGGCGATTCTGCTTCTTGTCACCGTCCAGAGCGGACTCGGTGAACTGATACATGGTCGGCTCGCCATAGGTTTCCGACCGAGGATCAGCATCATATTCGGCGACCGTGAGCTGACCTTTCCAGACCGGGTCGACCTTATAAAGACCATCGAGCCCACCCGGTACGCGGTCGACTGGCTGGTCGAATGCCTTGCCGTCCCTCACCCGTAGGATCACGCCGGAATAGCCGCCCACCATTGCCATGCGGTCCGCATCGGCAAGCTTGGCCCACAGGCGCAGCGCGGCAAACTTCTTGCGGATATCCCTTTCGAGTGTCGTTTCCTTCTGCGGGCCGGTTTCCGAGCCGTCGCGCTCCTGCTCAAGGAGGAATGGCGCGTCCTGCCATGTCTTCAGTGCCGTCTTGTCCACGCCGGCAGCAGCCACGCCGTTGCGCAGATACATCTTGTAGAGCTGATCAAAGGTCAGCGTCTCAGGCCAGCCGAAGTCCTTGTAGTAGTCATGCTTGACGTTCTGACCCGGGAAGAAGGCCGGGAACATGCTGCCGAGCCGGCGCTGTGCGTAGTTTGCCAGCCGTACAACTTGGTTCATCGGTGCCTCTTGCTCAGGAACATGGCGACCGTCGGTCCTGCCGGCGGGTCCACGAATGTCAGCATCAGCGCATCAGCATAGTCAGGCGATGCGATACCGCGCTTTGCGAGCGCCTCTTTCCGTTCGATGACGATCTTGCCCTTTTCATTGCGCCCCCACTTCACCAGGGAGAGCTGCAGGCAGAGCTCGTCGGATTCCTTGTCGCCACTGGGCAGCGCCAGAAGGTCGGTGACCTCGTGCTGCAGGCCGCCCTTACCTTCGAGCCACAGGACGTGCTCATGCGTGCGCTGCAAGGCCGTGCGGCAAAGCCACCAGATTTCAGCCTTCAGGTTCCCGAACATCTCTACCGAGGTTCGACCGTCCGGCCATTCCCGATCTTCCGAGGGCGGAAGGCCGGTGTTGATCGGCGTCACCGTCAGGTGCGCAAACAGCCTCGCCTTCTCTGGATCGTCCGACCGATGCATCATCGTGGACGAGACGCCTGCACCGACGCCAGGGGCATCGAAGTTCAGCGTGTCGCACCGCTCTGACAAGGCAGCTTCAAGCGCCCACCAGGCAGTCTCGGTGGTATCAGGATCACCGCGGCTATGCGGCACCTCGACGACCGCCCCCCGCCTGGGGACGACAATTGACTTGGCCTTGCCGGCGCCGACGTCCACGCCAAGGCGGCCATCGTTGCTCGGCCTTAGGCGTGGCTCCAGGCTGCGAAGGCGCTTAGCACTCTCCACCCACAGCGCCGGGATGCAGATGCCCTCCACCGATGCGCTGTAGTCGATATCGTACTCGCTCGCCCATGTGGTCGGGTCGGAGAAGCTGGCCTGCTTGTTCGCGGCCCACTCTTCTGTCTTGCGAGGATCATCGCGCCAGTGGATGCGCATGATCTGGTTTGGCTTAAGGATCGAGTGGCGCTTGCGGGCGAAGAGGTTGCCCATGCCATTGACCGACGAAACCCAGATGACGCAATCGGTGTTGCCGGACAGTGCCTTCTCGACTACCTCAGCGTTCGGAACGAATGCCGCTTCGTCGACGACGTACATCGAGGATCGACCGCCGCGGCCCATATCCTCGCCGCCCTCGCCCGATATCACAGCGCCTGTCTCGGGGTTGGCCAGGCGCATGTAGTTGTCGTGCTGCGCCCACGAGAAGCCCTCGGGGAGCATCTCAGGAGGCAGGCGTCGGCCCATGATCCGTATCTTGGCGAAGATGCTGTCCGGGTTATCCTTCTTGTCAACGTAATCGACCTTGCGAGAGCCGAACGTTGCCTTGAAGCCCGGGTTAAAGAGCCACTGATGCAGCGCTACGCCGGCCGTGATGTAGGTCGCCCCGGTGTCACGGCTTTTCTCGATAAGCCCCTCTTCCTCGCGCCTGATCTTTTCCAGCAGCCAGAGAACGGCTTCGCGCTGCCTTGGCCAGAGCCTGAATTGAACGTAGGCGCCGCCTGGCTTGCCTACCAAGCGCGGGTCGTATGTCCAAACCCACTTGTCGAACCAGTAAAGGATGTCGGCGGCGCAGCGCTCTTTCTCTGCCTTCCATCCACCGGCGTCTGCCTCGACGCGCTCCCTCTGCTCTCGCTCTGCCTGCCTCTTCCGCTTTGCTTCGAGAAGGGCGAGGTATTCACGCTTCTCCCTCAGGCTCATCTTCGCCAGCACCAGCTGCGAGGGCTGCAATGCGAGCATCAATTTCCTCTTCGGTCAGGTTGGCGTACTCGATCGGGCCGCCGTTCGGGCCGGAGTGTTCGCGCTTCAGCGGGGCATAACTGCCCTGCATCTTGTTGGCCTCAGCGATCGCAGAGATCGCCACCCGAGCGTCTTTCTCCGCGTGGCTATCGAAGATCGTCTTGAGGGCTTGAAGCCTGTCAGCGGCCGTCCATTCCGCCTTCTTCTCGACTTTCTCTTGCGCCTTGGCGATGGCTGCAGCGATGTCAGGTTTTGAAAGGTTCTCTGACCCGACACTGCGCGCCGTCTTAGCGCTATAGCCAGCTCGTATGGCCGCCTTGGTAGCGTTCAGATCAATCAGGTACTCGGAGACGAACCGGCGCTGCTTCGCACTCAGAGATGGCATACGGCACCTTGGGTCAAACCCGCCCCAGCAAGACCAGAATGATGATAATCGTGAGAACGAGAGCAACGCCTCCGGTCGGTCCGTAACCCCAGCTTGCCGAGTAAGGCCAGTTCGGGAGGGCTCCGATGAGGAGCAGGATCAGGATGATGAGGAGGATGGTGCCGAGCATGTCAGGTCTCCTTTATAGCGCCCGCCACAGATCGCGACCTGGCGGTTCGTAATGCCCACACCCCGCAAGTGACGCGAGCCCGGCGATCCCGAAGGCGATAGCGGCGACCGTGATCATGATCGTGATTGTCGAGCGTTCTTTGCGCGTCATGGGACGATCCACAGTGAGAGCCATCCAGATACCAGGATGACGATGAGGAGAGTGATGAAGGCGTCTGTGGTCATGCAGCTTGGCGGACCATACGGACGGCATTGAGAGCGCCCTGCACGTTCGGCCACGCATCGAAATCACCGGGGAGGATCATCTTCTTGACCGTTGGGCTCACTTGCGCCTCGGCTGCGGCCTTGCGCGCGACCTCAATGTCAGTCATCTCGCTCTCCTGAAATGCGAAGCCCGCCTCGGCGAACCGGGCGGGCTGTGTGGGGTCGGGAAGCTCTGCAGTAGCAGAGGCGGATAGATGTCACCTCTTCCCTATCTATGCGGCCTGGCGCTTCTTGGCCTCTTCCTCGCGGCGTTTGGCCTCGCGCGCCTTGCGCTTTTCGTTCTGTTTGATGGCCCAGTCGAAGTTGGTCAACTCGCTGTCGAAGAACTCTGCCATCGGCTTCGCATCCGGCTCCCTGTAGGCGGTGCGCTCGTCAATCGGCGCGTCGGCTGCGATGTTATCTGAAACATGCCAAAAAACAGGGGGTAGAGGCAACACAGCAATTTCGCCGTTTTGACTATGCTGCGACGGCTCGCGCAACAGATGAGCCAATTCTTTTATCGCCTTGTCTTTTCTGCGTTGTCCGGTCATTTCGTGAATGCCTTCTGACTTGCACCACTTGGTGAATGGTTTCCCGCCGGCCTTGGCCCTTGCCCACGCCCACAGAGCGCGCCGGTTCTTCTCGACGCTGACCATGGCGATGAGGCTTAGGCGGCGTTCCCAGTCGCTGACGTCGGTCGCCTCAAGCTTCTGGTGGTCTGGGTCCCACATCGCCATGCGCTCTTCGATGTAGCGGCCAAGATCGCCGTCCTCCTGCTGGTCCCCGGTCTTCTTCCGGTTGGCGATACGTTCGCTCCGGGTCCGCCCGTTCACCGAGAACCAGCCGCGCATGTCTTCTGCGGTGTGATAGTACGGGATGTGCTGGGCTCGAAGCGGCTCGGGCCTTGCGAACTCTGCCGGCAAGCGCTTCTCGATCGTTGCACCCTTGATGAAGAGATCTATGATTTCTTCCTTGTTCATGCTGCTCCTCGTCGGTCGTCCAGAAGATCGGGCTGGACCGCCAGCGCTCCGAAGCGCCGCCGCATCCTCTCGTATATCATCCCCCCAAGGGCATGTCGTTTGGAGACCACTCCATCCAGGTCGAAAGCCCAGTATTGTAGATAGCCCAGCGGGATTTTGTCGAAGAAGTCGAACCATGCGGAGACATTGTTATCGACCAGTTCGGGGAAGTTCTTTGCCGCAGCTCGGGCCATGTCGCTCACAACCCACAGAGACGTCTCGTCAATGAACGCCTTGTTGTTTGCGGTCTCTGATAGCGTCATGACGACGAAGCGAGCGTGCGCCTCTCCATGGCGCTTTCTGATGCGGTCCAGCGTGGCTATTGCTCTTGTCTGTCCGATCGAGGGCATGACATGCGCCGGCACGACAGCGATGCCGTATTCAGCGAATATCGCGAGTGCCTCGGGATGATCGGACATTGGCGTCACGACAGCACCCCTCTCCTGAACGCGGCAGCGATGAGGGCCGTCTCCTTGTAGACCTCGAACTTGACCTTCAGCCGCTCTTTGATGCCGCTGGCCGTGTGATAGGAGATACCGAGAACGGCCGCGATCTCCGCCGAGGTCTTGCCGTCGGCTACCAGCGTGAGGACTTCTTTCTCGCGAGGGGAAATGGATACGGCGTTCATTCGAACCTCACACGGTAGGCCCGGCGGCTGTGGTGGGTGCAATAGGTGGCCTCGGTCGCCGCAGAGCAGAACTTGATCTCCTGCCCATCCATTAGCGGCCAGCGGCATTCGTGTTGGCCGATCTCCAGAAACGTCTTAGCCTTCAGCTTGCGCTCGTTATCGTAGGCGGTCGGGTAGAACTCGATCCGCTCGTCTCCCTGGTTCATGCCTTGCACGGCTTCTTTCTTCGCCCGCCTGACGCGCTGGATATTCACGCGGCGGGACGATCGAGCCGGAGCGCCGTTGCTGTAGCTCTCGACCGTCAGGCCTCCTTTCCTCTTCGGGAAGAGTCCACGGTTGCGGTTCATGAAGCCCGCGATCGACTGACGGCTGACGCCATACATGTTGGCAATCTCGGTTATCGATTTGCCGGATTTCCAAAGCTCGGATGCTTCCGAGAGGTTTTGTCTGACGATGGCGTTCATGCTGCTTTTCCCTTGCTTTCAACTTCGATCACCTTGCCTCCTCCTCGGAAGAGCTTATGAGCCTGAGCCTTGGCGAGCGCCTTCTTGCTGGTCGGGCCGGTGATCGCCTCGGATACGATCGGGCTGTTCATCTGGCGGAGGAACTCGTTCTTTGCCGCGGCCTCTGCTTCGGCTTCCGACGGGAAGATGATGTCGTCCCGGCCGTGGCGGAGGGTGCGGTTCTCGCCGTGGTGATATAATCTTATCCAGGCGATGAAGCCGGTTGGGCGCTTTAGGGTGCCGAAGCCACAGTGGTTCACAGGAAGCTCCCTTGCTGGTTTTGGTGAAGATCGGTGAACATGGTTCGCGGCCCGTCCCATCCGACGGACTTGCGTTGCGGCCAGCGGGTGTGACGCGACAGGGCGAGCACAATCTCTGCCTTGTTGCGCACGTCGCCCATAACCTCTTCCCATACGACGTGGAGGTCATCGATCTCGGCGGGCTCGTTTTCATCCATGACGGCCTCCGCACGGAACGGCGTGATGACGTGGTCCGCGTCCTTCTCGCAGGAACCGAACAAGTCGGCAGCCTTCGGGCGCCGGCCGATCACCTTCATGAAGGTCTTGCGGTTGATGGTCCGATCGGTGATTTCGAAGATGTTCTTCTTGAGCTGCGCTGCCGCGACGATCGGGAGCTTGTAGTTCCCGGCGAAGACCTTCAGCTTGCGGGTGACGATCGAGGAGAACTCGGCGTCGTTCGTCCTGGCGTGGGTGCTGTCTTTTTCAACGAGGCCGACGTGGTCGACGACAGCCATGCCGCCAGGATTGCGTTTGGAGAAGTCGGCAAGGTCGCGATCGATCTGCCGGAGCGTCATCGTGTCATCGCGGATGAATACCCGATCCTGCCAGGTTTCGGCATTGCGGCGCGCTGTCTCAAGCCTCTCGTAATCATGGTCGCTGACTTTTCCGCGAACCTGCTGCCAGGCTTTGATATCGGTGAGACGGGCAAGCGCTCGGCGGGCGAGCTCCTCATCCTTCATTTCACCGGAGTTGATCCAGACCGGGTGTCCGTTGATCGCGGCGCCGGCAACCATCTGCTCGATCAGCGAAGACTTGCCGTGCTTGGTCATGCCGCCGATGATGACCTCTTGGCCCGGCAACAGCGGGCCGATCATCTGCATCAGGAAGGGAACGCCATAGTCGACGCCTGACAGGCCTTTGCCCTGGTAGGCCAGCGCGGTCGACGCAAGCGAGCGCTTCGACGCCTGAGCCAGCGTCTTTGTCTTCTCCTCACCACTCAGCGCACGGCTTACAGCTTCGAACTTCGCCCGCAGAGCGTCGAACTCGTCCATGATGTCGAGCTCTTTGGAATAGGCCGTCTGCTCCATCTTCTGGCTGAGAGTGAGGCAGGCACGGCGCGCAGCTGTCTCAATGATGGCGCGGGCATAGTCCGGCGCGTTCAGTACGCTGACGGCCGCCTGTACGAGCTTGGCGAGGTATTGGGCCATGGTGAGATCGCCCACCATGCCATCGTTGACGAAGTTCTTGACGGTGACAGGATTTGCCACCCTGCCGGCGCGACGGAGGTCAACAGCTGCATCGAATATCTGGCGGTGGACCGGCTCATAAAAGTGGTCCGGCTCGATCGGTACGCGTAGAGCGTCGAGCGCCTCGTTATTCATGAGGATGGCGCCGAGCAGCGCCTGCTCTGCGAGGATGTTACAGGGAACCTCCTGCACTTCCTCTGCGTGGCCGAAGTGAAGCGCGCGCTCCTCTTCGGTGAACTCGTCCTGCTTGCGCTTGTGGAGATCGGATGGATGAGCGTTCATGCTGCACCATCCATCGCAAACAGGTTGACGGTCTTTGCCTCATCTAGCTCCGCAATGTTGCGTACAGCCTGGCGGAAGTAGGACGGCTTAAGCTCGAAACCTATACCCTTGCGGCCAGCAGCCACCGCGCCGTAGACCTCGCTTCCGATACCGAGGAACGGCGTGAGCACCACGTCACCCGGGTTGCTCCAAAGTTCGATGCATCGTTCGATCACATCCAATTGTAGCGGGGAAATATGCTGCTCGTCTTTTTCGTCTCGGCCAGCGCGATACTGCAGGGTTCTGGTCTGGTTGATGTCCATCCAGACCGGAGAGGCGTAACGCTGCCAAACCTCGATCGAGAACCACTTTTCAGCGTCAGCGGACGATTTTCCCGATGCGATGCGGCTGTCTACGCTAGCAGGCTCGTTGCCATAGCCGACGTAGCGGTCGAACATGCCGTCGACCGGCTCGGGATTATCACCTGGCTTGCGGAACATGAGCATGTAATCGGCGAGCCCCTGCCCGCTGATGGTGCTGTCTTTGGTGATCTGCTTGTGTAGCAGCCTTATCGACTTGGTGCGCTGCTGCGCGACTACCGGGTCTTTCCAGATGCAGACCTCGGAATGGAATATCCAACCGGCGTCCTCGTAGGCTCTGACGACCTCGCCGCGAAAGTCGCGCATGCCGATGTGGCCGTGGCGTATCTTGCTGGTCGGCAACTGCATGCAGTGGACGCTGCAAATTCTGCCGGGCATGGTAACCCTGAGCAGTTCCTGAATGAGGAACTGGTAATGCGCCCAAAACCCATCCTTCTCATTGTTAGAGATGTCTCGGTCCGAGTTGGAGAATTTATAAAGCCCCTCAAAGGGAGGAGAATGGATACCAAAGTGAATGCTGTTGGTCGGTATCGCTCGGATCAACTCAATGGAGTCGCCTTCATAGATTGCATATCTGTCCGTCACGACTTGGTTGACGCACTTGATGTCCGATATCACCGATCGTTTCCTTCCAAGATATTTGATGGCTGTCTCTAAAATCTCTGTTTTGTCCTTAGCCATGCCGAGCATGTTGTTGCAGTGCTGGCACAGGACGCCGCGAATGTTCCCGGTCTCGTGACAGTGATCGACGTGCCACCCGCTTGACGTCGCGGGTTTAGATGTCTGGCAGATCGCACACTTGCCGCCCTGCATTGACAGGATTGTTGCCTTGCCTTCCACGGTGATGCCGTATCTCTGCTTGATAAGGCTGCGCCGGTTGCCTTCGCGGCGAGCGTCCGGATTTGCCGCATATCTAGCTCTTGCCATGGCGTTCTTGTGCGCCCGCTTTTCATCGCTCATCACGCCGCCTCCAGAAATTCTGGCAGGCGCAACGGAATTTGAGGATCGTAGTCAGGTCGGTCGCGGATCATGCCGCGGACCTCTTGGCTCGACAGGTCGGCCATGTGCATCACCATCGCGGCGGCCATCCGCTCGGCGTCGTGGTCCTTGCGGCGAATGTTGGCGACGGTGGCGCCTTCCATTTCGGATGCGATGATATGGGCGTTGACAGGCTTGGTCTGGCCGAAGCGCCAGAAGCGGCGGACAGCCTGATACAGCTGCTCATAGCTGTCATTGAGGCCAACGAAGCCGGTATCGGCGCAGTGCTGCCAGTTCATGCCGAACCCGGCCAGTGATGCCTTAGTGATCAGCTTCTCGATCTTGCCATCGCTGAAATCGAGGAGGATGCGCTCTTTCTCGCTATCCTTGAGACCGCCGTGGAGATTGACCGCGCCGGGGATTGCCTTGGTGAGGGCTTCTGCCTCGCTATTGAGGTTGCACCACCATACGAAAGGCTTACCTGCCGGCGTCAATGATGCAGCGAGATCGACGCGCTCCTCGACGCTATCGCGCCGCGCCGCTATACGCTCCTGCATCGTCCTGGCTTCCATCGGGAACAACAGGCCAGTGTCCATGCTCGGGGCGTAGTCAACACTGACTGTATGCTGGTGATAGCGAAGCGGCGGCAGGTCGTAGCCAGTATTGTCGTAGCCGAGATCGGAAGGCATACGAAGCATGACGGCCCACGATGCCATCCACTTCCAGAACTCGGACTCGGCGTGGCCTTTCAGTCGCCACTTCTGCGTATCGCCGCCGTCATGGGTGAAGAAAGTCGAGAGCATGTCGGTGTAGGACATGACGCCCAGGAATTCAGCGTGGTTGCCGAGCTCCATGAAATCGTTCGGTGCGGGTGTAGCAGTCGCAGCGAGGCGGAACGGGACCGACGCGCACTCCTCGATCAGTTGGTTTCGGTATTTGCCATCGGTGTTCTTGAGGATCGAGCTTTCATCGAGAGCGACCCCGCCAAACTCTGAAAGATCAAACCGATCGAACTTCTGATAGTTGGTGATATCGATCGTCTCGTTCGAAGGAGACGAAACAACCGTGGCCGATATGCCGAACTTGTTGCCTTCGCGAACGTGCTGATGGCTGACGGCGAGAGGTGCCAGGATCAGAACCGGCCGGCGCGTCTCCTGCGCTACCTCCTTGGCCCAGACGAGCTCCATAAGCGTCTTGCCAAGCCCTGTGCCGGCGAAGATCGCCGATCGGCCGCGACGAAGCGCCCATGCAGTGATGTCGGTCTGGTGAGGCTTGAGGTACTCGGGTAGCACGAGACGCCGCGTGATGCCGGTCGACGGGTCTGTGATCTGCTTTCGGGCGAGGAATGCATCATAGGCGTTCATGCTGCAGCCTTCCGCTTTGCATCGAACGCACCGGTGCGCAGTTCCATGAACCGCTCCTGCATCCATTTGATCTCAGGGATGGCGCATTGAGCCCAGCAAGTGCAGACGCCGATCGCCTCGGCCGCGTCACGCTGTTCAGCCTTGGTGGATGGCAGAGCGATGTGCTCGCGCTCGGCATATTCGATGGCGAGGTCTTTCCAGTCCTTGCCTTCAGCCGGCTTGACGCCTTTGCCGAAGTAGACGGGACGCCACGATACGGCGGCAATGGTGCCGTACGGGATGCCGCGGATCTGGCAAATGGCGATGCAGGCGCCGGCGATGCCGGTAAGCTGCAGGGCGGCCGGGTTGATGGTGGAGATTGTCTCCTCCTGCCCGGTGAGGTCGGCTTTGCCCTTCTTCTTGAACTGGCGAACACCATGCTCGGGGCGCTCGATCGCGACGAAGTCGGGCTTGTGCTCCTTCACGAGGCGATAGAAGAGATTGGCCGCAATCGCGTACTTTTCTTCCCAGTCATAATCCTTGACGGTGAAGGTGCCGCAGAGGATCGAGGACCGATGTCTCGCGCTGTCGCGTACAGCCCAACCGCTGCGGGTGGCAAGGTCTAAGCCCATTACAATCACGGTAACCTCCGTAGGCGTTGGAAAAGAAAGGCCACATTCGCGTGGCTTAGGTGGGCGGCTCAGCTCTGGGAGGACAGCGAGCCGCCTGGGAGGAACTGGTCAGTCGTCTTCGCCCTCGGGAGGCGCTTCCTTGTCGGCTTCCGCGTTGATGCGGGCCATGATGTCGGGGATGACGGTGTCGTATTCTTTTCGTCCGGCATCGTAGGACTCGAGCCACGCCTTATCCTCGGTGCTGCCGGCGGCATATTTCGAGACACGGTCAAGACCGTTGACGCCTGCATGGAAGCCCTGGGCGGCGATCAGCTGCTCCTT